TCCAAACTAATTTGAAGCCATGGCTCATTGCAGATAATGCTTTCCAGATACTTAATAATGCATATGTTTTACGTGGAAGAGTTAGAAAACGTTTTGGTACTGTATTAATGGGATTGGATCAAACTCAATCACGATTACGATTATTAACGACGAATAGTTATTCAGGAAGTGTGTACTCAGGAACTGTTCCAGGCGATGTATTTGCCATAGGACAAATGTTTTTAATTAATGATGATATTTTTACAGTATATCAAACTGGAACTCCTGCAGCGATGTTATCAACTAATGGTGCAACTTCGGGAACATATGATACAACAACAGGTGATTTTACATTTACAGGATATAGTTCTGGACTTGATATATGGTTTTATCCAGCAACCCCAGTTATGGGATTAACCCAATATTTTGTTGAAGGTTCAAATTCGTTTTCAACTATAGGATTTGATACTCAATTTGCTTATCAATATGATCTTGTTACAGATGCTTGGTTACGGTTAACAACAGCAAATGTTATTGGAGTGACGGATAGTTCTGGTAACTATATGGGTGTTTTATTTATTAATCAGATGCCTGTAGGAACTGTTATTACGGTAGGATCAACAACATTTACTGTGATAGTATCAACATTAACAACGCCATATGCTCTACAGGTATCTTCAGGAGGTACAGGAACTGCAATATTTGATCCAACAACTCCAGGAGCTGGATTTGGAACATTAACTATTACTGGATCTACGGTATCAACAGAAGTTACATCATCATCAGCATCTATTTGGACGGGAACTGATTATCAATTCTTCTGGTCAGTTAATTATCAAGGTGCCGTTGCGGCATTAGATACCTTATGGACAACTAATTTTAATCAAGCTGATGGTATAAGATATTGGGATAATACATTTTGGGTACGTCCAACATTGAACTGGACTATAGGAACTCAGATAGATTCTACTTCTGATATGGGTGCCGCTTCAGGTAGTGTTCCTGACGGTTTTGGATTTATTGGACAAGTATTTGTCATTGGATTCACACAATTTATTGTAACACTTACAAGTGGTGCATTAACACCTGTATCAGGAACGACTGCAGGCCCAACTGGTTCAGGAACTTTTGATACCAATACCGGTGCATATACTTTCACTGGTGCCACTGTATCAACTCCAATATATTTTACGGGCAATAATTATATTCAAACTGCACAGATTATAGTTCAATTTAAGAATAGATTGATATTATTGAATACAACTGAAGTTACTGATGGAGTTTCTATTAGTTATCCTTTCCGAGCTCGGTATTCAGCAGTTGGTAGTGCATTGTCTGCAACTTCATGGATGCAAGACGTACCAGGAAATGGTAATGCAATTGATGCTCCTACTCAAGAAGCTATAGTTACCGTACAATTTATTAAAGATCGTTTAATAGTTTACTTTACATCATCAACCTATGAATTGGCTTACACATCTAATCAAACCCTTCCTTTTACATGGCAGAAAATTAACAATGAACTTGGTGCTATATCGACATTCTCTGAAATTCCTTTTGATAAGGTTGTACTTGGTGTGGATGATAATGGAATTCATGCATGTAATGGATCTAATGTAGAGCGTATAGATAATAAGATTCCTCAATATCCATTTGGTATCAGTAATGAAAATAATGGACAAGATCGAGTAGCTGGTATACGTGACTATTATAATGAAATGGCATATTGGACGGTCGTATCTGATGATCGTAATGACAGTTTCTATTTCCCTAATCAAATATTGGCTTATAACTATGTCAATGATTCATGGGCTACTATAGATGATTCATTTACAACTTTTGGTTACTTCTTCCAACCACCAGAAGCAGTTGGTATTACATGGGGTGAAGCAACAACGCCATGGGGTGAGAATAGTAATCAATGGAATTCAAACTCGAGTACAACAAACAATACGACTATTAAAACTATTATAGCTGGTAATCAAGAAGGATTTGTACAGATACTTCAGACAAATGTTCCATCGCAAGCTCCTTCATTACAAATTACCAACTTTACGACAACAGATCTTGGAACTGCAACTGTATCATGCGTAAATCATAATCTTTCATTAGATCAATATGTATTATTTGAGAATATGAATGGTTTAACATTTACTGATTCATTAAGTAATGTGCTTCCATCGTTAATGGGAAGAGTTACTCCAGATCCAGTCAGTGCTAATACACCCGATCAATTCGGTATATATGCAGTTGATAATGCTCAGCAACCTATTGTTATTACCGGAACGTATACAGGTGGTGGTGTTATATCAGTAGTGACAAACTTAAATATATTGACCAAGGAATACAATTTCTACACTGATAATGATAGAAATATGTATATGGCTCGCATAGATTTCCTTGTTAATAGAACTAATAATGGATCGGTATTTGTTGATTATTTATTATCTTCAGCTGATATATCTATTGTTACCGATGGACTAGGAACTGAAATTTCCCCAGGACCACTTCCAGGTGATGGAACGCTTGAAACAAGTCCCTATGCATTAGCTAACTTTGAGAAATTTCAGACTCGTTTATGGCACCCAATTTATACCTATGCAGAAGGTGAATGTGTTCAATTGCAGATAACGATGTCTCCAAGCCAGATGTCAGGATATACAGTTAATGCAGATAGTTCAGTTTCATATGTAGCATTGAATGACTTCCAAATGCATGCGATGATATTTTATGTAACACCGACAAGCAATAGAATGCAGTAAAAAAACACCCGATATAGGATGAGTTATATCGGATGAAAAAGGAGAATGTTATCAGCGAAGAATCTCATAACATGAACTTAATCTAATATGTTTATGTAAGAGATTCAAGGGGATAAAGCATGTCGTCAAACTTTCAAAATAATACGGGTTTATTTATACCTACAACGTATGTGTTTGATGTTGCCCAGGTTAGAGATATAGACGTTAATAAACCTGAGTTTAAAGAACTTCTTGTGCGTTTATACCAAAATATAAACAACATGTGTGTAGCATTAAATTTGAAGGAATCTGGATTATATTACTTGCAGGAGTTTGTGACAGGTCAAGTTTTATTTCCTAATCCAGCTATGATTAATCCAAATCCTGAAGGACGTCAAATATTTAGAACAGTTCTAAACTTTGGCGCTTTACCTAATGCTACAACAATTGCAGTTCCTCATAGTATTACAGTAACTAATGCAACAACATGGGTTAATGTATATGGTGTTGCAACAAATCCAGTCAGTCTACTTGGTATAGGAATTCCCTATACATCAACATCAGCAGTCATAGATAATATAGAATGGGCTATCGATGCTACTAATTTTTATATTACAACTGGAATAGATTACTCTGCATATACTCGAACAGTTATAACTATTGAATATGTTAAAGAATAAAAGAAAGGAATAGTATGCCATTGCCAGCATTAGTTATACCAGCATTAAAAGCACTTGCCGTTACAGCGGGTGCAATCAAAGCTGCTAGAGCTACAAGTAGAGCTAAACAGAAGGGTAAAGCTAAAAAGGTTGTTAGAACATTAAAATCTAAAGGTTTAAAACCAACTCAAAAACAATTGGATCAAGCTGCGGGTGGTGACCGTGCTCGAGCAGCTAATGCACCTAAAGATGCAACTTTTATAGATTCAGCTCCAGGAAGAACAGATTCACTAAATAGATTGAGTCAAGGACAAGAAGCATATCAGAATGCTGCTTTATCTCGATTAAATCAATCATTACCAAATGTTCAATTGCCAGGTCAGACTTATACTCCACAGCAATTAGCACAACAACAACAGCAATATCAACAGCAATTTTCTCCATTTGCAAATCAAGCACATGAAGGTTTTCAAAATGGTGTTGCATCACTTGCCGAGAGATTTACATCTGCTGGTGGTGGTCGTTTAGGATCTCCTGCGTTTGCAACTGCTTTAGGACAAGCACATCGTGGATTTCAATCTGATCTTAATTCGCAAGCCGCTGAATATGGATTAAATCAACAAAGAAATCAGCAAAGTAATTTCAATAACTTAGCGAGTGGTGGGTTAAGTGGTGGTGTTGAAAATATTGTTCATCAACCCCAAGCAGCTGGATATCAAAATCTGATTAATGGAAGTCTAGGTGCTCTTGGTACAGGACTAGGCGCTTATTATGGCTCTAAAAAATAAGGAATAATATGGCTCAAATTATACAAGGTCAAGGTGGTTTTGGAGCACAGTTTGGTACAGCATTAGGCCAAGGTTTAAGTAATGGTATCGAACAATATGCACATGGAAAACTGAAGCAGTTACATCGTCGTCAAGGACTTAAGAGTCTAGAAGGTGTTATACCTAAAG